CATAAGAACCATCATATTCTCTTTCAAATTAGTTAAATTGGTTGCGTTAGCACTAATTCCGGATGTATTAACATTAATTTGTTTAGTAATATCATTAATTCCCGATGCGCCAATATTGGCACCACTCGGTCCTGGCATCAAAACATCATCAGTTGTATATTTTTCACTTATTGTAACCATTTTTATCCTCCTAATATGTTTGGAAAGTTACCTGAACTTGTAGTTCATTACTTCCATCAAATGCTATTGCAGCAAATCCTTCAACATTCCATAAATCATAACTTGTTCCACTAGTTATAATTCCCATTTCTGTTAAGCTCGTTCCGCTCATTGTTGATGCAGAAAAATCCGATGTAAACGTTACTTCGTTTACAACTGAAATATCCGTAGTTGTAAAATTCGTAGATTTATCGAAAGTAACTAAACCCGTTCTTGTAATTGCGATTGCTGCACTACCAGTTCCTAATGCTAGTTGGTCTGGTCTATTTCCGCTAACTGACCAAAGCAATGCTGTACCCGATTTACCCCGATTTGTGAATACCATAATTATATATCTCCTCCACTTGAATGAAATGTTAAAGCTCCTTTGTGGTCTCCTATTAATATCTGTGAGCCATTAACTCCTAAGTTTGGACTTCCTATTTGTCCATTGACTGGATGACCTATAATAAAGCTGTGTCCTAAACTTTTCGTGTTTATAATCCAATTTTTTACTCTTACTCCAGTTGAACCAGCTGAATCCATTAATCTTGTAAGAACGTCAAACTCAACTGAATCTGCCTGAAGTTGTTTTAATTTAATTAATATATCTTTTATTGTATCAACGACATCTCTAATTTTATTAGCAACTCTTACTCTCATTATCTTTTCGTTTCGCTCTGTTTTTTTAGTTAAGTAATATTTTACTTCTAAAACATCATATGTAGCAGAACTTACATTTTCATTTGGCAAGTTAACTGTAACAGCGTTCCCTGCTATTAATGAAGTTACTCCTTGCAACTCTAATGTTCCTTCTTTCTTTGGTGAATTAAAATCAGTTAAAATTTTTCTAACCAATTCAGTTGCTATTCTCGGGTCTTTAATGCTTTTATCAACTTTGATATAAGTGTGCGGTCCATAATTACTAATACTTGTGGTGTTTTCTCCATACTTTGCAATAGGAGTTAATTTTTCATAATCAAATAAAATTGAACCTGCGGACGGAATATTATCTCCTGCATCCGTTCCAGACACAAATACAATTTGTTTTTCATCATAATTTACAAGATATTGAACTCCAGATGGATTAGTAGCACTCATTTCAAATATTCCGCCCCGATATCTTGTTCCATTAACATCAATTTTAGTATTATGCGGTTTATATTCTAAAGTATATGCACTTCCTGCTGCAACGTTTTGAATTTCTTTCCAACCGAGTATTATGCGGTTTATATTCTAAAGTATATGCACTTCCTGCTGCAACGTTTTGAATTTCTTTCCAACCGGTTAATCTTCTATCTCCATATATCCAAACTTTATTATATATTAACTTGTCTGTTTCTCTAAACTTAGAACTATATACATTAGTATTATCTAAAGTTATGCCACTTGATGTCGAACTCTTTTGCTCAAAGTGTAAATCTTTATTAGTGTCAACATAAAACATAAAGTCGCTTAATTCTGCAAGTTGTTTTAGAGCATCGAACACGTTAACATGATTAAAAGCAATGTAGGATAATGTTTTAGACGTTACATTTACATTTGTTGTAGTAATATCTTGAGTATACTTACTTATTATATCTGTTACTATAGTACTAATTTCTGCAGTATTATATACTTCTGGCTCTACTGTTGAATCCATTAATCGCACGCTATAATCTCTTCCAGATATAATGACTTCTTCTCGTCCAGTATCTTTTCCTCGAAAATCTATATCCTCAATAAGACCTTTAAAAATAACAGTAGTTGGAGGATTGACATTTTGTTCAGCATAAATAATCATAAAAATAACAGTAGTTGGAGGATTGACATTTTGTTCAGCATAAATAATCACTTCTTCATTTATAGCAAAATCGGTTTTATGTAAACCATCTTCGTTTGGAAATACAGCTTTAAAAGAAGATGCGCTGTTGTTATCTCCGATAGCTGATGTTACCTCTATCTCTTTCGCATCGCTATATTGTGTTCCATCAACTGTAATTTTACTATAAACTACCATTTTATAATACAACTGAAACTATATTGTCCAATTTTCTTTGAAGCATATCGGTTACCTCATCTTCGTCGAGACCACTTAGTCTTTCGATGTTAACAATAATACTTGTTCCTCCTAATCTAGATGTGTCCTTAACACCAATTAATGTATCTTGTGGTGATATTGGTTGAATAGGTTGACCTGGTCTTGAAATGAAATCATTAACTGGAGACGCAGTTCCTAATGTGCCTGGTAATGGACCTTGAGTTTGCATTGTAATTCTAACTGGCGTTCTATTTAACCACTCGACTTGTTTTATCATTACATCAAATCTATCTATTACAGTGTTTAACGATTCTGTTATTCCAAGTGTATGCTGTTCCATTTTTGCTTCCCATAATGCAGCAAGTCGCATACCTTCATTAGTAAGTCTTTTTTCTTCATCGAAAAGCTCTTTATGTTTTCTTTTTAGAAAATCAATTTCACCTTCCCAAAATTCTATTAAATTTTCTAATCTTTTTCTTTCATCATTAGTTATTTTTCCAGTTTTTTCAAATAGTTCTTTCTTGGCATTATGTAATTCTTCTTCTGCATCTTGAATATCTTGAAGAGACTTAATTTGTGAGTCAGACATCTCTGACGCTTCATCTCTAATCTTTTCTGTTAACTCCGATATTTTATTATCTAAGTCATCATATGTTCCTAATATATTTTGTAATGCTTCATCATTTAGTTTAAATGCTTCTGTAGCGTCTGTTGTAGCTGTTTCTTGTGCTTTTAATGCTGCACTCACGCCCCATACTATCGTGATAAGGGCACCAATACCTAATAACAACGGAGCATTTGCTATAACAAATGCCGAAGTCGCTGCTGTTGCTCCACTAATAGCACCTGTTAAAGTTACCCATCCAGCAGTCATAGTGGGCAGTAGTCCTATAATTAATGTGATAGGACCAATAATTAAAGCAAAAACAGTAGCAAGTCCAGCTGCACCCAATAAAACGACTTTAAGTGGTTTAGGTAAACTGTCTAATATAGCAACAAGTCCTTTCATTGCTCCAACTAAAACATTAACAACTGGTAACAACACTTCTCCAAACTCTCTCATTAATAAAGTAACTTGGTCCTTTAAGTTAGAGAATGCTCCTAAAGTTGTTCTTGCTTGTTTATCCATTAAGTTAGCAAACTTGCCTCCTTCACTAGACATAGTTCTAAAAGCTTTTACAACTTCATCTGCACTGATTTCGCCAGCACTAATCATATCTTTAACTTTTGCTTCTGTTACTTCTAGATTTTTTGCTAACTCGCCTAACAAAGGCACACCTGCTCTAACAAAGTCTCTTAGCTCTCTTCCTGTTAGTCGCGTTTGTGTGTTAACTTGTCCCAAATTATAAATTAATCTTTGCAGACCTTCTTCTCTCATACCTAATCCAGATGCAACATCACCAACAGATTTAAGAACAGGAATAAGTTCTTCTGCCTCAAAACTCATAGCTAATAACTGCTTAGCAGACATTTCTACTCCTTCTAAAGTAAAAGGAGTTCTTGCTGCAAACTGAGCTAGCTCTTCCAACATAGCTTGAGCCTTTTCACCACTATCAAGCATAGTTGTAAATGCTATCTGCGTTTGTTCAAACTTAGCACCCTCTTTAACTAGCTTTCCCATAGACATAGCTCCAGCCACACCTAAAGCAGTCAATTGCATACCTAAATTACGTAAATCTCTATGAAATTGCTGTGTATCTTTTCTCGCTTTGTCGAACGTTCTAGAAAAATTATCTACGGCACCTATTATGATAGTAACAGCCGCACCACCTAATAATCCTCCTCCAAAACCACCTAAATTTACCATTATCTTTTTCCTTTCCTCTTTCGAGCTAGTCTACGCGCTTCTTGTTTTTGCTTAGCCGCTTCTCTGTTGTTTATATGGATTAATTTGTTAATCTCAGGATAAGTCAGACGCGGCATATCAAAGAGCGTGTAGCCTTTGGAATGAAGGAAGGATATGATATCCTCCTCATTTATTTTTTTTTTAACTCCATCTCGGGACTATTTAACAATTCATCCCGTTGTCGCTCGGACATTTCGTCTGGATTCATGTCTAGACTTACAGCTAATATTGCTGTTACAATTGCTATTGCTATCTTTGGTTTAAGAAACTTAACTTCTTCTTCTGTATATTTCGGATTGATACATTTTTCTAAGATTATCTTCTCATCTTGGTCACGCGTTGTATCTCCGCTTTTGGCATCCGAATACATTCTTTGAATCTCGCCTCTTGTTAATGGCAAAACCATTATCTTTTGGCCATCCAAACTCTTGAGTTCTACCTCTATTGGCAACAACTCGCCATTTTCACCTCTAGGTAAAAGTGTTCCTTCCTTCTTAAGGTAACTCATTTTAACTTACCTCCTTACCAAGGGTTATATTTCTCGATTGTATCGTTTACTAACGCACTTACTGATTGTGGTCTAATAGTTATTGTCTGCTCATCAATGCCTTCCATTGCTGTTGGACTTTCCATATCTATTATCTTACATCCACTCATTGTAACAAATGCATCTCTTGAACCAGTTGACGCATCAATAATCAACATAGCATTAAATGTGCTTCCGCCCATAAAGTACTGGTCGTATAATGTCTTGTTCCACTCACTAGTTGAATCTATTGTTATAGTTAACTCATGGTCTCTGTTTAATGGAACTGGCGTTGATATTACTCTGCTTCCATTCAAGTAATGTGGTGCATCTAGGTTTTGAGCTATGCTTAAACTGAAATCTCTTAATTCATCTAAATTAGTTCCGCTCGGTATTTGTAATTGTACATCTCTCCACATAAAAGGTCTTGTTGTTGCTGCAGTTACGCTTGTTGCTGCTCCTGAGCTATAAGTTACATCTTGTGCCCTGTAATCAACTGTAACATTAACAAAATCTCCTTGTGATGCGGATATTGTTAGTGTGTCAACTATACATCCTTTAATTGTTCTAATAAAATTCAATCCTGTCGGATTAAATTGGTGCGCGTCTTCTAAAGTAAAACTAATAAATGGATTAGTTGTTCCTGATGTAAACGCGTTTCCATCTGTGCTATTTGTTTCACTTATTGTATGACTATATGGTGATGGACTTCCTCCGTCTACATTACTTCCTAATGCAAACATAAAGAACTTCCAATCTTGTGGATAATATGTAAATGTTCCTGTATAATCTGCTGGACCATCAACAAACTGATTTACATTTCTATCTCCGCCACCAACGTATCTAACCGCTTGAACATTCATATTTTCGTCAGGTGTATGATTTTGCACTTCTCCTATCCATTGTGCGTTACCACTTGTACTAGCATATGTACCACTTTCATAGAAGAATGATACAACATTAGCGTCACCTATATATTTTCCCATCTCGTTATCCTCCTATCTTATTTAATATAATCTTTTCGCAAATACCAATATTATTTTTAATATCTTTTTCTGCGAATCTGATAACATCATATCCAAAGTTATTTGCTTCTTCATCTTTAACTTTATCTAGTTCTTTTCTTTTATTGAATGAATGCCAATATTCACCATCGCATTCTATTAATATATTACTATATAAAAGTTTAAAATCAAAAACAAATCTATTATCTAAATTAAATTGTTCGACAAATGGTATATTATTATTAATAAGTAATGTTCTTATTTTTCTTTCTATATAAGTACCATTTTTTTGTTGCACAGCATTTTTACATGCAATACTACAAACTTTTCTTTTTTTATGTCCTACGAATATTTTTTTACAATGAGGACAAACATGTTTGATTCTTTTATCTCTAGGGTTCTTGTGATTTTTCCAATGTTCTCTTACTTTTTCCCCAATTAATTTTTTTGTTTCTTCTGTATGTTTAAGACCTTTTGGTCTTCCTAAAAATCTACCATACCGTTTTAGTATAGTTTCTTTTCGTTTCAAAGGATTTCTATTTCCATGTTTCTCAAATCCATTTCTACTGTTGGGATGTAATCCTCTTCCATATTTTTCCATTTTATCCTACTATTGTAAAATATTCTATCTCCATAACTTTGCTTTTAATACTTTGCTCTCCTTCTTCGCCAATAGGTTCATCAACATCAACAGTACTAAGCAAAGTAAAATCATGTAATTCCATAAAGGAACTAGTCGAACCAGCTCCAAATTGGTTTTGTCTCATTCTATTAAAAACTTGTTGTGCGAGACTATCCCTCTCGACTACATTTCTAGCCCATATCCTAACTTCAACTGGAATTCGAACCTGATGCTGTTCACTTTGCATTCCTAATCTTCTGATGTCTGAGAAGATTCCTCTTACTGTTATAATTGGATATCTTACAGCTCTCTTAGGGTATGATGTCATAACGAATCTTTCATTAGCTGCACGAGTACCAGAAATAGGGTCTGTTATATTACTAACTAAATCATCTCGTACAAATGTTACTGTTTCAGTTAGAAAATTACTACTATCTACCATTTCCTTTTGCCTCGCTTGGCCAACACATTACTCGCTTGTAGTGTGAGGGAATATATATTTTCTAATATATATATTTGAGTTTATAAACGTTTTGTTATTAATTATAGAATTATTTTGTTTTTAACTTGTCTTTAACAAATCTAATAATTTTAGTTCTATTCCTTTCTAGGCTATTTCGAAAATGTCTTCTAGCTTTTATTCTCGTTGTACCATACTCCAAATGTTTAGAATAAGGAACATTACTGCTTATTTTAGCTGATAAAGGAAAAGGATTTCTGCCCTGAACAGAATTTAAAAACCTGCCAGTATCAACACTTCTTGGTTCTGCTTTTTGTCCGGCGATACTTTGCTTTACTTCTCCTTCCATAAATAATGCAACTTGTGTCATAGCATTTTCAACTTGTCTTAATTTATTTATATTTTGTTTTTTTAGAAATTCTCTTGTACTATCAATTCCTTTAATCTTTAGCTTTATCTGTACCATTAAGATTCACCCATCAAACTACCATTAGGTAAATACCGAATATAGACCTTTTTATATACATTAGTAGTTCCAATCGGCCATGCTTCTGCGCCTGGTTGTAAAACAGAATATTCTTCTGTTACTGGCGAGCCAAGACCAATTTTAATAATTCCAGAAGTTTGAACATCTCCAGAAATATATAATTTGCTATCCGTCATCTTTAACTTGCCAATTTCAAGCAACTGAGCGTCAGCACTACTTTGCTTGTTACTTAATGGTTGTGAAACACCAGAAGTCCAATAATCTGTTCCACTTTGTGTTAAAGAATAATCATCATCATAAGAACCAGCGTTTATCGTGAAATTATAATATTTAATTCTTATCTGAGTACCTAACTCTCTAATAATACTTTGTACATCTGTTTGAGCTTCTGTTGCTGTAAGAGCCAATTTTAATCACCTGCAAAATATTTTTCAATCTCATCTAGTGCATATTGTTTTGTATCTTTCTCTGGGTCATAGTTAATTGGCAACTTGTTATCATCTATCCAATTCTTAATATTCTTTTCAGTCCAATATTTAGTAGGCCTTGTTTTTAAATCTTTTTTCTCTTCCTTAGGTTCTTCTTTCTTCTCAACAGATGTAATGGTTCCAACGTCATCATCAATAAGAATGTAATCGCCTCTTGCGATTAACCTCTTTGCCTTCTTAGGTTCTACTTCTATAATCTCTTGCGTTTGATGATGCCCAATATATTTTAATCTAATTCTCATTTTAAACCTCCATATCTAAAGATAATTAAGGTCAATATATTAATCAATGCTACTATTACTGGAACCCAAAACATTAACCATTTTTCATTTTTTTCGTGATGTTTTAAATGATTTTCCAATAATATTGTATTTTCACTAAGTCCTTTATCTAATAGTTCAACTTTATCGTAAATTTCACGCGTTGTTATTTTAACCATTTGCCTTATAAAACCTCACTGTATTTCCAATGGCTTTCAATTTGCGTAGCGCGTCTTCTTTTATCTGCTGACTTGCAGTAGTTAAATTACTTGTACTCCCCTTGCTTACTTGCATGTCACCTAATCTATAACCTGTGGCATCTACTCCTTGTAGTTGCATTAAGAACATTACTTCCGCTGCAGTTAAGTTAACTAAAGGTCCTTGCCATTTTTCATCTATGCCTGTTGAACCAATTGATTGTCCTGTAAATTGTTCTGCAAATAATCTTTCTCTGTCTGCTATTCCAAGCATCGCGCCACTAATAGAAGATGGTACATTATCTACTAATGTTAGTACTGTGTCTGCAATGCTACCCAAATTCCAAACTGCCATTGTTTATATATAGGACATTACGAAACCTGTTCCAGATTTCCCTTTTCCAACTTCGCTTCCTGTTAGCATATAATTTCCAAATAAAGGAATTTCTGCATATATTCCAGAAGTTGCTAAAGATATATTATCAGTTGTTCTTGCATGTCCTCTTGGAAAATATACTCCACTTTGTGCAACCGTACCTGTATTAGTTCCACTAGCTAATTGCCAAATAATTTCGCCTGTTCCAGAAACTTGTAGAATTAACTTTCCATTTGCTGCCGAGAAATTATTAGCTTTTACTTGTACAGCTTGTAGTCTTCCGTTTAAGCTCCAATCAGTGTAAAGTACGAAATTTCCGCTTGCTCCAGCGCCTACTAGGCTTCCAGCTGGAAATTCATAAGT